GGGCCAACCAGGGTTCGGGTCAAAGACAACGGTGTTGGGTTTCTTCCCAATCCAATGCTCCCCCTGGTAGCGGTGTTCTCGGAGCGGTTCGCCCAGTTCCCGAATGTGGCTTGACTTAGCCCACCAAAAGTTGCCACCGAAGTAGGGGTAGCCGTCGGGGTTGTTGTGATCCGCAATTTGGGGGAACTCCTCTTTGGTGAGCCAATGGCATCCAACCGCATCCACTTTCTCCAGTTCCGCAAGGGCTTTCTCCCAAGCCACGATAGCAAAGAATATCATACTGCGCCCCCATAATTGGGCGACCAAGGAAGGATTTGCAGAACCCTTGGTATGCCCGTACAGGTAGGCCGCATCCTCGGTTTGGCTCGCCTTGTACATCTCGGTAAGTGTCGCTTGCTCCCATGCGTTCGTTCGGGTCACAACTATTTTAATCTTCGAGGCCACGAGGGAGTTGTCCAAGATCTCCTTGACCACCTTCCGCTGGTCGGGTGGACCGACGATGCCGACCCGAATCTCGTCCAACTGTTCGATCAGTCCGTAGTTGCAAAGGGCCATCATGTGCTGATGCATGATTAACTGCCATTGGCCGCCGCCGCCGCAATAGATGTGGTAGTAGTGGATAAGTTTCATAGTATGGAAGCGATTGCAAAAATCAAGACCAATAACAAGAATAATCTGCCAAAAATCAAAAGCAAATCAATGATGGATTCAAGGTTCATGCCTCGTCAACAGGCATATTTAACCGAATCCGTTCTTGTAGGCAGGTAAAGTAACTGTTCATGATTTCTCTCTGCAAAATCAACAACGCCCTGTTTGCTTCGTTTAAATCGTCAAATTGTTGGGTAAGCGTAAAAGACCTTAATTTTTCAATTTTGTCTTCTAACTCTGTGGATTCATCAATCAATCTTGTGAAAAAGTTGCTCATTTTATGGGGGTTTAATTACGCAAAGTTACACCACAAGATACTTCCCCGAATTGCTCACGGCAAGTTTATTCAAGGCCACATAGCGGAGCGCATCGCAGGCGTGGTTGTAGGAATCAATGGGGACCCCAGTATCCCGCCCATCTTTGTCGGTGGCCCAAGTGTACGATCGGAGTTCTTTGATGAGGTTCACGGAATCCTTGGTCACATGAAGGTTGAACCGTTTCACCACATCTATCCCCTGCCTGACCGAATCTGGTCCCTTGCTCGCTGGCTTGATATTGAATCCGAGCCGATAGATTTCCTCAATGCTCTTGGGTTCTGCCGAATCCGCCACAATCTCCCAAGCCCTTGTAATGCCGAACTCCTTCAAGCGGGTGGCGATGTCGCTATTGGTCAAGCCCCGATGGTAGAGCAGTTCGTGGATGAATAAGTCATCCCCTCTTCGGTAAACGGCGACCAAGGCGGTTGGGTCGTTGCTGAACCCCCAGTCAAGCCCGTAGGCAACGAATTTCATCGTGGATGGGTCAATCCCTTCCACCACTGTGTAATCGCCGTATATCGCCCCTTGTAGCGTCCCGACTTGGCCGAGGCCGTACACCTTCCACCAGTTCGCCCAATATGCGGAGGTTTCGGCTTTGTCTCGGTTTCGTTCTATATCGTACCGAATCGTATCAGGAAGGGCTTCGTTGTCTTGGTATGTCAGGATGAGGAACTCTGCATCCTTTTCGGGCAAGACCTCGGTATGCGCCCAAAATTCGTGGGTGGGGTTGAAGTCAATGTAAATCTCCTGACTTGTACGAATAGCCAACTGGTAGTAGGAGTCAAAGTCAATGTTGTTGGCCTCGTTGATGTAGAGGACCTGCCGCCTTGCCCCACGGAGGCGGGCTTCCGAATCAGCGGAAAAGAACTCAATCGTGGACCCGTTGGCGAAGTTGTACTGCAGGAGGGTCTTGTTCCACCTATCGGGAACCCACCTGTGGGTCCATTGCATAATCTTGGCGAAATCTTTGATGGCTCCCCTCCGTAGGTGAGGGACGGATTCGCTGACCACCGAAATCTCCGACTTGGGATGGCGGGCCGCATGATCAATGAGGACCGCCAATATTGCAAGTGTTTTTCCTCCCCCGCCCGTTAAAGCGGGGGCAAGCATCCAGCAGATGTCCCGCCCTGAATTACCTTCTTTCGGGCAGTCATCCGCCGTATTCGGCTGATTGCTGATGTGTAACTAAACATAACTCCATTTAAACCCGTAGGCTGTTCTATACTTAGGTTTTTGCTTGCAGCACCCAATTATCCCAAAACTATTAAAGCCCAAAACCCTTTTTATTTCATTGATTGATGGCCAAACACTTACAACATCACCCGTCTTGCAATCTACCTGCTTGACCGACTTTGAGCATTTGGAATCCGCCCCAGCCCTTCTTTTTTGAAGACCCTCCCTAAATGCGTGCTTTTGGTTTTCGCTTGATGTAACCCATTCAAGGTTTGATGCGTGGTTGTTGGCCTTGTTCCCGTCAATATGATTGATTTCTGGCTTGCTTTCGGGGTTTGCTACGAAGGATTGAGCAACGAGCCTGTGAACAAAAAAGTATTTCCTTTTTCCGTCTTTAAATAATTTGCAAGCAATGTATCCCCTTTGGGTCTTCTTTAACGAAATAGCCCGCTTTTGTGAAAATGATGGGTTGGTACTCAATCCTTTTCCCAAACTATAAACCACGCCATCTTGGGTGATGGAATACAATCCATTGTACCCACTTATTTCTTTTTCTTCCATAGTGTAAAGATAGCGCTTTACACCCAATAAAAACCCCCTTGGTATATTAAACTCCATCGCCAAAAAGCGGCTGCTCGATGGTGACGGTGTTCTCCTGCTTTTCTACCAATCCAAGAAGGCGGGAGGCGATGTTGGCCGAGTAAACGCCCGAACTTGCACCCTCCAGCATGTCCTTGTCACAGGTGGCCCGTATGCGTGTAATGATTGGGGAAAACCCTTTGTGCATCTCCGATGTGCCCTTCCGATAGTCCGAAAGGTCAAAGCAGACCCCGTTCTCCGCAAGCCATCCCTCAAAGCCCCGAAAGGTTATAGGACGCTCCTTGTCCCTGTAAACCATGACCCCATCCTTGCCGACATAGTCCTGCACTCGGTATGGGTTGGCCTTGTTCTCGGCCCTGTACTTTTCAAACGCCTCCCATAGTTCTTCGGGGGTGTTCCATATTGGCGGGCGGCCTCCCATCAGTATTCTATTTTATCAATCAATTCGTCAATCTTGTCCACGATTTTCATCTTCACCGCAAAAGCGTTGGGCGAGTTGGATTCCTCCACCGCTCCGATGCAGTCGCAGAGGGTCGTGATGACCATCATGAGCGAATCCATGCGGGCTTGGACTTGGGCCTCTTCGTTGGGGGCTTTAGTCGAGTTCGCCAAGTTCCCGTAGTTTATTCCTGCTCCACCCAAGGGCCGCTTTGCCGCCCCATAGAAGGTAGGAGATGTAGCCGCAGTCGCTGGTGCTGTCTGCGTTGTCGTAGTATGTTTCTGCACGGGATAGGTAGGAGTGCATCCGTTTAACCGTTTCAAGGGAAATCCCTTCCCCGCTTGCGAGTTGTTGCGCCCTGACCTTGCCCGTCTGCGTGGCACACTTGTTGCCGTTCCTCTCGTTAAGTTCAATCCCCCGCTTGGCGTTATTGCGCACACCTTCGCCATAGTCGGCATAGGTTTGGAACTGGTCACGGGTTGGGGTTGTTGAGGGCATGGCTGACTTGGTGCTGGTTGGCTTCGGCGAATTGGTCCGCTTGTGAGTAAATGTAGGATAGTGCCGATTTTACGCAGTCCGCACACCACCAATTCGTGTTGGGTCTGCCATGGTCAACGAGGATGATCTGCAAGTCGTGTACCGCTTCGGGGGATAGCCGCATGAACAGGGACGCTTGGTACTGGTCCCAATAATGGCGGTGTTTTTGCGCAAGGACAAACTCGTCTTGGGTCATCGGTTGGTCAGTTGCAGGATGACAACGGTCAACCCCGCAGAGGCGAGGCCGTAAACAGGGGCAAGGACCCAACCACAGGTGGGGATGGTCAGGGCCACTGCCACCCAAAAAGTGAGGCAAGTCACGCAGGAGAACGGCTTGTGACGGGCGAACCAGGTCTTGTACCAGGCTTGTGGCAGGACATGGTACTCGGCAATAGCGAGGGCGGTCAAACTACTTATCAGCAGGGGAAATATCAGCGTGTCCATGGGATTGAATGGCGGCCTTGATTTTGGCCTTGGCTTGGTCGATTGAGTAAATGATGGACCGGTACGGGATACCCGTGTCCCGTGAAAGTTTCTTCATGTTCCCCGTGCGGAGGTGCAGACGCAGTAACTCCTTGTCATAGGGGAAAGCCCCGTCCTTGGCCCAAGTGTCCATCTCCGCCTCTGCGATGGCCCAAAGGTCATCCATCAAGGAATCGTACTCGGACTGGGGGATGGGGGAATCGGGGTCCAGTTCTTCAAGCAGGTCGTGGTGGCGGTACTTTTGGGCGAACTGGTTGTTCTTGCCTCGGTAGAGGTTGAGTAGTAGGCGCACCACATAGAACTTGAAGTACCCCTGCCCGTGGATTTGCAGAATCTTGGCGGGGTCTTTCTCCAGCAGGATAAGGACGCACTCTTGCTCCAAGTCCCTCCAAAGCGGGTCGCCCCCCGTGATGGTGAGGCAGGCTTTGCGGATTTCGCCGCTTCGGTAGAGGTCCAGTATCGTGTGTTCTGCGGATGCCATGCACAAAGATTGCAAAAAAAAGGGGTCAGCGGTTAGGCCGACCCCTTGGGTGTTTGGGCGGTTTGGCCCTATTCTTTGCTCGGAAGTAGCAGGGTATCAGTGATATAAGCCCCTTCAGCGGTCTGCAAATACTCCTGTGCGTTGTTGAAAACTTGCCTCCGTAGGTAGCGGAGTTGGGGCTTGGCCTTGCAGTCGTTGTGGAAGGATTCCAAGTTGATAATGATTGTGGAGTAATGGCGGTTGAGTTCCTTGCCGATAGCCATGAAGGTGAATAGGTATTCGTTGTATGCGATGTCGGCCACGATATTGCGAGCGATGACGCAGGGCCGTTCCCTGCTTGGCGAGCGCACTTGGTCGGGCGTGATGCCGAATATCATTGCGGTGGTGTCAACGAGATGATGGATGAGGGCTGGGGTCATGGCTTAAACGATTTCGGGTATAGGCATCCAGTAAAGGACTTCGCTGGTAAACCAAGAATGATTCTCTGAGTACCACATATCTTCGCCGTACGCATACGCATACCAAGCGACGATTTGCATTCCTTCCTTGTCAGTAATAAGCACGACTTGGCCCTTCTTGGGCATTTGGTCTTGGGGTCGTGTCCAGGGCATGGTCAGGCGTTTTTGGCTTGAAGGATTCTTCCGAGCAGGGTCCAGTTGACGGACCACGCCTTGATGGTTTCGGAGCGGTCGGGGCGGCTGCAACTCACGCACTCCTTGCGGATGTGGATTTGCCAGCGGCGAAAATCGGTGGGGGTTGGTTTCATGGGTTTTGGTTTAGGTTCAGCAAACATATACACAACTTAGCCACATTCAGCCAACACTCTTTGGAAATCTTCCACGCTTCGGATTATCTCATACCTGTACCCCGCCTCCTGAACCACCCCCTGCCACCACTTCTGCGATAGGGACTGCTTGCCCTTGGGGGTTTTAAATTCAAGGAACACCGCACCCTTCGGGGATAGGTAGGTCATGTCTGCAACCCCAGCGGTCAGCCCGATGCCTTTGAGGAAGAAACCGTTGGAGCGGGAACGGGGGTTGTTGAGGTTAAGGAATAGTAGCCCCTGCTCGTTGGGTCGCATCAAAGCGAACAACTTGACGCAAGCGGCTTGGAGATTGTATTCTTCCATCATAGGGAATTGGGTGGGTACTCGTTGGCTTTGGTGTAGGGAAGGTGGCATTGAATGTTTGCGATGCCAAGGGAACCGTTGCGGTTCTTGCGGACGATGACTTCCATGAGGTCCGATGGCTGATTCCTGTCGTGTTCGTAGGGTCGGTAAACAAAGCCAATCTTATCAGCGTCAAACTCCAACTGCCCCGTTTCCCGAAGATCGGACATGATCGGCCGATGGTCGCTGCGTCCTTCCGTTGCACGGGATAGGGATGACACCACGACCCCGAACACCTTCTGCCGTTTGCAGATTGCTTTGAGGGTCTTGCTGATGTTGGTCATCTGCTCAATCTTGGGCTTGGCCTTGTCAATCTTGGTTGGCTCAACCAATTGAAGGTAGTCCAAGTAGAATCCGCAAATCCCGTACTTGGTTTTCAGTTTTGCGATTTCCCCTTCGATGCGGTCCAGGTTGGCTTGGTGCAAGTCCACGATGTAGAGCGGTTTGGACTTTAGGAGGTCCGCTTTTTGGCCAAGGTCCATGAAGTCCTTCGTGCTGATTCGCTCGGTGGGGTTGAGAAAGTGCGCCCCATCCATGGTAGCGAGGTTGGATAGCATCCGCTGGGTCAGTTGTTCCGCTGACATTTCCAACGTGAAGAACACCACGGGGATGTCAGCCATGGCTTGATTCATTGCGATTTGCAGGGCCAAGAGGGTCTTGCCCATTGCGGGACGACCGCCCAAGAGGATGAACTCGGTGGGCTTGAATCCTGTAAGCATTCGATCCATCGGGCTGATGTAGGTGGGAAAGATTGAATCCTTGCGCCTGCCTTCACGGACCTCGTTCATGTTGAGCAGGAACGCCTTGGCTAGTTCGTGTGCCGTGGTTTCGGTGGCGTTCGTTTCCACGGCCTGCATGGATTGGTAACGGGCGAAGGCTTTGGGGATGTCCCTGTCATGGGCCAACTCGTCCATGATGCGCTGCTCTTCCCGCTGCTTCCATGCTTCATTCAAGTCCGAGGCATAGACCTTCCAATCGGAGGTCAGCGTGTTGCCGTCAAGGATGTCCACAAATTCAGCGATGACATGGGCTTGACCGTTGTCAATTAGATGCTTGTGAACGGCCACAAGGTCCACGGGTCGTTCGGCTCGGTGCAGGGATTCAATCGCCCGATATACGAGGACATGGTTCCCCGTAAATAGGCGTTCGGGGATTTGAAGGAGCAGGACCGCTCGGTTCGTGAACTGGTCCATGAGGCAGGACAGGAGCCTGCGTTCAGCGGTAAGATGGTAGGGGTTCATCGTCGGTTTGGTTTAGTGGGTTGAAGGTAGCATTGCGGGGAATTACTTGGTCCTCCCATCGGCCTTGGTTGAGGTAGGTCGCCGCATGGGGTACGAACTGGACGGGAGTTTCTGCGTATAGGCGGGAGATGTTGTTGATGGCTGCCTGCTGGTCCTCGTCTTTGAGTTTGGCGAATGCTTTGGATGCGGACTGCTTGGAGGTCTTGCGGGGGTAGAGGGTCCAAAATTGGTCAAACAAAATACTGCTATCCCTCTTGGGCTTTGCCATTAACCCTTCCTCCTTTGCATTATCATTCTCCTTTTCATTATCATTCCCATTATCATTCCCATTATCATTACTCATTAGGTTATGGGGTGGTTCGGTTGTGGTTACGGGGTGGTTAGCCTTTGGTTCGGTGGTGGTTTCGTTTTGGTTATACTTTGGTTTCCCGCCCTTGCAACCGTTCTCGTATTTCCGCTGATTAGCATCCAGTTGCGGCTTTATGGATTCCCAAACGGCCCGAACATATCTGCTCATTTCGGGTTCGTGTTGGTCAAGCCCGTACTGCACGATGGCTTGGAATAGTTCCAACTGCTCAACTGGGTCAAGGTGTTGGATGCTCTTGAGGAATGAGCGGTAGAAGATGAATGAATCTCTCATAGGAGGTAAAAAAAAGCCCCAACTGATTCCAGCAGTCGGGGCAGGGGTTAGAGAAGGAACCCTTTATTGGACGCATCGTGTGGCTGGAATCACACACGGGCGTTATTAGTAAATGTAATCTTCGGGCAAAGTTACACTAAAAAGGCATATCTCCGTCCTGTGGTTCAAAGGCATTTGCTGGACGGGATTCGTTCATCGGCTCTACTTTGCCGCTTAGGAACTTCTTGCCGCTCTGCCCTTCCTTGACCCATGCGGATAACCGCATCTTGGTTCCGTCGGGGAGAATGATGTCCCCACGATAGTCGGGGCGTTTTGGATTGTCGCCCTTATCGTTAGCGAACAGGGAGAAGGTGTTGGGTTGGGGGGTGTAGTTACTCATGGGTTTTGGGTTGGGGTTTGGGTTTGGTTGGAATTTAAAAGGTTTCGTAATGCGATGATAAACTCTTGCTCTTCCTTGGTTGTTTGGAATACGCTGGATAAAGATTCAAATAATTCAAGACGAGTAGCCTTTGGTGCTTTGGCAATCTTGGCGGGGGATTTTTTGTGTTTATTCCTTCGTTGCATCACCAGTTCGTTTGCTAACTTCAAACTTGGGGTTAATCCAGTATGAAAATATAAATACCCCTTTTTTTCAAGAAAACCAATAGCAACAAGATATTCATTGATGTGGGTGGTAGTGTTAAACTTTTGCGAAATATTGCGCTTTATCCAACTGTAAGTGACGCCTTTGTGGCAATCGGGCCAGCACAATCTTGACATGATAAAGAGAATGTTTTCCTGTTGGTTTGCGGCGCGTACTCTTGTTTTTGTTTTCATAGTTTAGGGGTTTTGGGTTGGGGTTTGGTTGGGTTGAATTGAGTATTTGCAGTTTTCCAGTACGAGCCAATTTGAGGCCCGTAAATCACTTAGGATTCGGTAGGTGGTACGGATAGTCACCCCAAGCACTTCGGCAAGTTCTGATGCCCTGTATGGGCGTTGTGCGAGGTACGACACGGCGTAGATGGTGGCCACTCTTCGTTGGATTTCTTTTCCTTTGGGTTTGGGCATGGTTAAGTGGTCT